ACAGCTCCTGTTGCTTGCTGTACCATCTGCTGCAAGGCTCCGGCCTGAGCAAAAGTGATTTGATTAACTTGACCAAAGTTAAAGGGTTGTAAAACTTCACGAGGGTCTCCGTTAGTTAGGATCATTTTGCCGGGACGTACTTCAGGTTTAGAACCGCGCGGTAGTCGTGTAGCGTCAATTGCCATCATTGGATGAATAGTAAGGCTTAACGCATCAATTCTTGCACGTAACTCAGTGTCAAGAGCTTTCTGACTGTTATATCCTTTTTCACACACACCACGACCCCAGAAACGTCCGGGTACTACGTCCCAAGGAAACGCAACAATAGGACGATCTTCCATCATGTAAGGATTAGCTTCTGCTTTCAGTAACGTACCCCCGTTAGCAATCACTACAACGGCCTCTACGTACTTTGAATCAGACCCTTCCTCCTCTACCAGTTCTTCTACATCGTCGCTCATAGCGGAATCTAGAAGCTCTCGTGGCACTAAACCGTAGTACTTGGTGAGACGTACCTTGTCATCACTGTAAACAGTAAGGTCTTGGTCAGGCTCAAGATCGGTGTCAGGTGCAGCAGAACCGACGTAAACATCCTTATATACGCCTTGTTCTTGTAGCATTTCTACATGGTGTTTGCTGACAAATTCATCAACAGCTACACCCATAGCATCTTCTACAGATGTTGCTACAGGGTCTATTAGGAAGTTCTGAGGCAGTACAGGTTTAAGCTTTACAACGACACGCTCAGTGATGTTAACACCAACGGCTTGTAGATCACCTCCCATAACAGGTTGAGTTGCAGGAACCATTTCCTTCATTTCTTCAATGACAATCTCACCGATGCCCGTACCAAACACTGCTGAGTTAATCAAGCACTCTGCAACGGCCTTACGTACCATGCAGTTTTCAAAGTCTTCTGTAAGCTTGTTGCGAAGAAACTGTACGTCTTGTCTGTCTGTATCGCCAAAGTTATCACTAACGTCAAACCACTTACCACGTCCAAATGTAGCCTCTTCTAACTCAGCAACATTAGACTCAACTGCTTGTTGAAGTGCAGGAGAAATAATACGGGAACGCTCAGACCCACGCTCACTGTCAGCAGCACTCCATTGACCACGCCATAATCTATAATATTCTTCAAATTTTTGTTCATAATTGCTTTCGTAGTTATCCCTCCAATCGTCACACTTAGTTATAACCCAATCTTCTAGAGACTCTTGGATCATCAATGGATCTTGTTCATATAGTTCAGTCATATCAGTATCCTGCTACAATATCTAAAATTTCAGGCTCATCGAAATCTATATCCCCTATACCATAAGGGACGTTAGCTAATTGATCTATGTACGCAAGAGAGTCAACTAAATCGTCATGCGTCAATGGATCAGGAAACTGAAACAGTTGGTCAAGAAATCTACTGTTCCATTCGCCTTTGTTTAAGGTAATAGTGTTGTTTTCAAACCTGCCCTGTAATGCCCACATTACCCTGTCTGTTTTCTTTTTGTTGCCGTGTGTTAACTCTTCAATTCTGAAAAACTGTGCGTACTTCTTTTGTAAGTTAAGCAAGGGAGACATAACTGCCTGTTTTGCAATTCCCCTTTCGATGCCAACAGAAATAGGGCTGTAATCACGCACAGCTTGGAAGATCTTGACAGCTGTCTCATCTAATGTCCAACGCCCATATATAATGTTCTCTACGAACCAATCCCCATTGTCTCCTACTTTAACTACAGATATAGCAGTCTCGTCAAGCTTGGTGTTCTTTGTTCGTTTCTTACCTACTTCTTCAAAACCTGCCAAGTCGATTGCAATATAGTAGTCACCTTCTTCTGGATCTTCTCCAAAACTAACCCAGTCTTCTTTAAACATTTCTGACCCACGAGCCTCAAACGACGCCATAAATTCCTGACGAAACGCATAAGAAGACGTAGACCTTTTAGCAATATTGATTTCATCTGGATCAAGAATAGGATTATCGTAAGAAGTAAAATGCCAAGCTTTGTAAGTCGGATCATCATCTAGCTCCGCATATTTGTACAAGTCATAAAAATGGTTACGACCCATTGGTGTTCCAATGAACATCGCACAGCCCTTTTGGTCAGCTAGTGCAGGTCTTAGGATTTGTTCAAATACATCGGGTTTCATGTCTGCGTATTCATCTAGAACAAGAAACTTTAACGACACCCCACGCATTGTCTCTGGTCTATCAGCCCCTTTGAGGCTAATGGTTGCTCCGTTGACCAACTTGATTTGTAAGTTATTGATGTGGCTATTAGAGATAACAGGATTACCAAGCTCAAGCAGAGTCTGCCACATGATGTCTCGTGCTTGTCCTTGGGTCGGCGCAACATAAAATACATGTCCTCTATCTGCTTGCAATGCGTTAACAATCAACATCCAAGCAGCTAATCTAGACTTGCCTGTTCGTCGTCCTGCCGCTACTATTTTAAATCGTGTACTGTCTGCCCAAACGTCTTGTTGCCAAGGCAGTAGTTCAATGTCTAAATCCACTAATATGTCCACATAACGGGTGTTGTCCCGCGCGTATCTACGTGTACAAAGTCGTCAGCAATACCAATACCTGTAAAGCCTAGCTCAATAGCTTTTGTTACTATCTTAAGGCGAAACACGGCGTTTGTTATTCTTATATCCGCCGCGATTCCCTGAGCGTGAGTACCGGGTACTTCTTTCTTAGCCTCTATCGGATGCTCAGTTGGGTGTCGATACCCACTGGTGATCGTGAAAGGAAACCCGCACGCATCTCTCAACTCGTCCATCTTCTCTAGGAAGTCTTTCTCCATGTTATTGTTACCAGTAACCTGACAATTAAACTCTGAAGGATCAAAATGCTTAAGATTCATCTACTACTTCTCCTTCAATGATTGTAGGTTCGCCAACATTAGTAGTCTCTACAGCACCCACACCGCTAATGTTGATCTGAATGGCGTTACGTCCACCATCTTTAACAATATCCTTCTCAAAAGCCGCAACAGGCAGTATACGATCCATAACAAGCTTCCACGCTGCCGCTTGATTCTTATGATCGTGGTCTAAAGCAGCATCAAAGATAGTATCAAGCACCTTCCGCGATTTTGGTGAAGCCAACATCCGTGCTTTGTATTCGTTAATAACAGCAGCGTCACCCTTCGGGCGACCAACAGCGTTGCGACTTCCTTTTTTAACAGAAGAAACATCGTCTTTACGTGGTCTTCCACGTTTCCGTTTAACAGGAACAGTCATATAGCCCTCTTTAAAGACTCTTTAAAGATGCTTGTATGCCTTATAAGTTAAACATTTAATATATATCATATAATATTTATCTTATACGGTACGGTAAAGAATCTTTAAAGACACAATATACTATTATTGTATCATACTTTTAGGCAAATGTCAAGCACTATTTTAAAGTAAGTTAACATTGTCCTTTAAACTGTACCAGCACGGTCCAGATTCTGCACCGCTTAGACCCTTTTGTTATATAGGTTTCTTGTTAGATAACTAGGGGTTATATTAAGGTTCAATTTCACTCTTTTTTGTATCTGAGAGGGAACACACGCACACGCCGCAGTCACAGCCCCCCCCCGGCCCAGTTATCCACAGGTTATCAACAAAGTTATCCACAGCTTAGTTCCAAAACAGAACCTACTCAGTACCAAAACAGAACTAACGAGTGAGGTGGGAGAGTCTAGGTTGGACCCTCACAGGTACACTACAGGACACCCCAGACATTCACCACATGAATAGATACTGTATAGCCATCACTGATAGTTATACGTTATCGGTAACATTTGAGGTAACACATTCGGTTACATGAGGTAACAAAGTAACACTGGTAACAGGTAACGGTGCGGACATGGTACAAGCTAAGTGATTGTTTTTATTGGTGTTTTTATTGTTGGCACGTACATAGCAGTATCTTTAGCGTTCAACAAGGCGACGGGGAGCCACAATCCCGCGAGGCGCAATCCTCTCAGAACTAACCGGCATCGAAGCCACCTTGCGAGATACCTTGCAAGATCTGGCGGAGACTTACGAAAGTAAGAGACCGACCGCGCCATCAGCGGGTTTTTAACGGTGGGCTTCGCAGAGGGTAAGTAGCAGTAGCGAGGGCGTATGTGGCTGGAGGGTATCCAAAGGCTCGTAAACGAACTACAGCAAACACCCAAACACACGGAAGCAGACCGACTCACCCAAACCGTAGCGAGTCACAGCGTGTCAGCAATGGGCAGACAATCCGGAGCGACTACGACACGCAACGTTAAAGCTACGGCAGAGGGTGGATCACTGAAGGGTATTCACTGAGTATTCTTCACTGATTCACTAACGAGGGTTTGAAACAATGCAAACTTACGCAGAACATTTAGAATGTCGCAGATCATACAAAGAACATGGAGATTGTGCGGTGCGTGCATTATCCAATTTGTTAGACTGTTCTTACGGTCTAGCACATAGAAAGCTTGAAAAGCACGGCAGAAAACACGGCAAAGGGTCGCCATGGTACGCAATTCGCCTAGCTACCAAAGAAATCTGCAAAATGAAAGATCGAACAGTATCGTGGCACGGCTACCCAGAATCTTGTGTTCAGGCGGCTGAGTTTATGGGTTATAACGTGCAAACCATTAGTCAGTTTCAAAGATCACACCCGAAAGGCGTTTACTTGATAGCAATGCGCGGCCATGTGGTGGCAGTGGTAAATGGTGAGCTGATTGATTGGACCGCTACTTCGTCGAGACGGCATAAAGTAACCGGACATATAAAACTGGAGAGCTAAACAATGACAGAAGGGCAGATGAAAGCAGAACTAGGAAAGATGAAAAACAGACTATACGCGCAGAAGTTAGTAAATAGAGAGATTCTGCGACGTGTTGAAATGTTAACTGAAGACGTGAAAACATTAACCGAAGCGTTGATAGAACAAACAACGGAGAGACAACAATGAACAACACACTTTGTAAGGTATTCGCAGGGCAGATTGCAGACAAAATCGTAACGCTGGAAGATGCAACATGGGATTGGAATTATCATCTGCAAAGACGTGATGTAGCTTTAGATGATCGAGATATTGAGTATGCGGAGTGGCACACGAGCGAAGCCAATAAAGCTTACGAACGAATGTCAGGAATGAGAGATGATCTTGCATCAATCGGTATTGATCTAAGAACGGCACAGCGTAGGTTATCAGAGCAACAAAGCGCAGAACGTAAAGCTAGAAACAAAGCTGCCTAAACCCACTGACGAGCTTGTGAGACTCAAGCGAAACGCCGCGAGGCGTCTGGGTAAACAACGGAGAGCTAAACAATGACATACGACGAAGCAATGGAAGGTCACGCAGTATCGTTAAAGCAAGCCAAGGCGGAGGTGTTAGCGCATGGCATAGACTGGGCTGAATTTGTTGACGAAGTAGGGGATAAAAAGGTTTACTACTCGAATGAAATTCTTGAATGGTTAGGATACTAAGGAGAAACAACGATGAACTACGGCGACTACTTAAACGAAGCGCGAGCAATCGCAGAAGAAATTAAATGGAACTGTGAAAAGTTTGATGACGATAGCTACGACCTGATTCATCAATACGCGGACGGACGGCAAGAGGTCATTTATTACTCGCGTGCGTGGGACTTTGTTAACTACATCCGCCAATGGGACTGGGACAGATACGAGCGAGCAAGCGAAACCGCGATGAACTTGAACAGTAAACCGCTAGCATTTGACGCGCTAATGTGTCAGATCGCTTATCACATTTGGGTTGAGTTTATTGAGGAAGCCGTACAAGAAAAAGAGGAGGCAGTAGCATAATGGATTTTATTTTATTGACATCATTATTTTTTACTATGTTTGGACTCGGGGCCATCATCGGCCACGCTGTAGGCTATGAGAAGGGCAGAGACGAGGGGAGACGACGATGAACCCAACAATTGTTGACATTGTAGTTTTATTCAGTTTCGTACCTGTTTGGTACATCATCTTCAGCGTGTACGAGAGATGGACAGACCCACGAGCGAAACGCAAACGACAACGCAACGCACGACACAGGAAGCGTATGAAAGAGCTGAACAAACAATGGAGAGCTTAACGTGAGAATAACGACAGCACATAGGTACTACGGAGGACCGGAGGGCGTAGGTAACAACGGTATTGTTATCGACACGGACAAGTTTTTGATTGATGCCTACTTGACAAACAAATTTAAGCTATCGACGGCGTACATACCATCAGATGAGTTTTGTGGTGCAGGGTACATTGCATGGCTGGGATGGTTGCATATTGAGATAACAACACGTGAGGTATTAGAAGCGTGACGAGTAAAAAGAAAGGTAAACAGTATGATTACTTCATGACTCAGCAGCAGGTCGCTGATGCTATGGGTATCACACAGACGGATGTTAAACGAATCGAGAGCAGGGCTATTGCTAAACTCAGGCGGTCAGGTAAACTCGAAAGATTCTTAGGAGCAAAGGAGTGAAGAGGAGATATGCACATGATTGGTATTCATATAATATATAGCATAGAGTTATACGACGACGTGTGGTCGCAGGTGTGGTCAACAGACTGTATCGAACAAGCGAAGCACTACGTTCACACAAAACGTGACAATGGTAAACGATATCGAATTGTCAAGCATACAACGGAGGTTTTATAATGTCAGAACGTAATCTAATGGGACTAGAACTGTACAGTATTTGGAACAAAGATAAAAATCCTAGATCTAAACCAGCCGATTGGTTTCGCTACAGATACGGCATAAAACACCACAATCCTAACCGCGACTTGTTAGAAGAAATACTGCTGCCTGTTTTTGAAGCGTATGCACGAAGGTACGCATGGCGTATAGAGGAAGGAGACGATCCAGAAGACGCGTTGGGTTATGCGATAGCC